GACGACTCAAAAACGTAATTATACTATGGTTATTGCTATCTGTGTGCTCTAAATTACCCTGAAGAGGTTGTTCTAAAGGGGTCGCCTCAGGGATAACTGCTTTATCATCACTGAAAGTGACGATATCAACTCTCTCCTGCACTTGATTCGTTGATTCAGGTGCTACTTCACTACTGTTTGGGGCGATATAATCGCTATTTATTTCTGAATTTGTAGCAAGCTAGTTTCTTTAACCTAAAGACAGCTTAATCTAAAAGGTTGCAACTCAAGTGCCCTGGATATTGTGGGGCTGCCACATCCCATCCTGGGCGGTAACGCTAAATAGCGCAGGATCTTACGAAGCAGCAATACTTTTCTTTTATTTACTTGAGTTTATTTGTATAGAAAAGCAAGATCACACTTCGTAGTCTTGATTGAGGCAGATATTACGCACCTCATCTTGATTCACCAATTGGTATAGTGTCCAAGTTTATTACATTCGCCTACCAACTTTGGAGCCCAATAAGTCCATGTCATTTCATTATGAAGTGACAGTTCTTTTATAGAATTCTCCAAATTTGCAATCGTTTGCAACTTACTATCAGGACACTTATGTATCCACATTGGTGACTCAAGAATCGTCTGCAGAGAAATAGGCGCTATCCATCTACCAAGATTTTCATCGCGAACAAAATTACGCTTCAAATATGAAACTTCACCTATATCGCGACTTTCTTTCTCTGCAACAGCATCCTTATCTTCTAACGTATAACTTAAACCTATTAACTTAAAAAGATCTCCTAATACTAACTGATTAAACTTACTTAATTTAGAATCTGGGATGCTAACTACATGGTCATCACCATAAGCAACAATTCCGCACAACTCCCAAAAGGACCGAGCGGACAAATAAGATGTTCTTTCCTCCGCAATTTGCCACACACACCCGAAGGATATGTTCACAAATATTGAATTAATTATTGCCGTCAAATAATGACCACTAGGGAGGGAATGGGTCCATTGGTAGACTTCTTTCCCTGTTATATGTAACGAATTCCAAAGAGAAACCAACAACACTCGCATAATTTTCTCTTCCTCTGGAGATATGTTTAAGTGTCTCCTAGCAAGTATAATCAAAACTTCGCCAGCTGCTTCCAAAAGACGTTGATGCTGTGATGCATCAAAGCCTTCGAAATCACCGGCAACCATATGGTCAGCCTTTCTCTTCAAAGTTGCCACTATCTCTCCCCAATCTAAAGAATATGGGTTCGTTCCTACCGAAACATGACTCCAATTCCTATTCCTCTGTAACAAGGCCACCACACCATTGAAATACATTTTACACGCAATCAAATAGTCCAAGGGCCCTGCCGCAAACAAACGAGTTTTATGAGCTTTATGTATCGGTTTCCTCTCATCCTTCAACGTATCCATAAAATAATGGTCTAACACTATACCTAATTTAGCTTGTTCTATTATATATTCTACACGCTTCTTTAATTCTATCGCTTGGGGGGTGTCTAACTTGTATTCCTCTTCATTCCCAAAAATATCTTGTCTGGATTTAAACCCGTTCATCTGAACAAACGGATAACCAGGTGAAGTATTTCTCTTCACGGAATTTACATACAAGTCACCATCTATACCTTTTACAGCTTCTTCAAAAGAGTACACTCCTTTAACATCGTTGTTCTTCATATCTATAGTTTGGCTGATTACTTGAGACAACTCATCCGCAAACGCATCGCGAGAGTGATCAATCAAATCCTGATCTATTACACCAGGAATATTTCCTAATCTCCCTATACGGTACGCACGCGGATCGAACATTTCATTGTTCACTAAAGCTGGCCTTAGTAAACATGGTTTTGTCTCTGGTTCTTTATACGCGGCATGCGCCAACGAGGGTTCAATTTTTGTAACACCTGGTTGGGGCAATGATTTTTCTATAGCACCTAATCTTAGAAATTCAGCTGTTGTGGGAACTTGACATTGTTCAATCGGATAATCCTTTAACTCCTGACGGAATACTTGAACGAATTTAGTTTCTTGGGGAAATTGTTTCAAAATAGACTCTACATCTTCTCTATACACTGGCGTTGAAAACCCTGCTCCAGTTCCTTCAATACCAGCTATGTGTATTCCACATATTTTCCCTGTTCTTATCTGCGTATTTCTCACAATTAACGGTGCTCCACACTCACTTCCTTGAGTGTCCATATTATAACTCCATACATCTCTAACATACCTAACTAATCTACGGTCATCATCGTACACCGGTAATTCTTCTTTACGTTTAAGTTGTGATCTTCCTTCAGAATAACGTAACAACAAAACTGATCTCTCAGAATCGTTAACTGCATTCTTAACTAAAACCGGTAATACTACTGACGTACTATCTACTTGACTTAAACTACTCCGGGTACAAAAGAAAGGTGTCGCATCACTATGAATAATTGATGTTGGTACTACAGCCGCCATTAAATCTCTTGAATATACTGGGCCATTCTTCTCACATGGAGATTCATAACATTTAGAACTCTTCAAGATATCACTGGCTTTACACTCAAAGGCTCTTCTCAATAAAACAGCTTCAAAAAATACAGTCGCATCTGGATTTTTCTGAGCCACCGTTTCAAGAATTGCCTTATAATGTCGCGGTAACAACATCACTTTTCCTTTTAAAAACATCACATGACCTATAGGCATACCTGTCGACGTTATATACAATTTGTACAGATTTGATCTTGCAATTTTCATTAAAACTTCAGCAGCATTCAAATCTTTAACACCTTGTTCTGTAATCAGTGAATCATCTATATTAACTCTAGTATCATTACGAACAGATTCTCGCTTAGCCAACTTAACACTCGTACTAGCATATGCTTCACGTTTAGCAATAGGAGCCCTTACCTCTCCATAAGCTTCTCGTTTAGCGATAGGGACTGTTGTTGTATTATATGCTTCATTTTGTGGGGGAGGACCATCCGGCAAAAAACCAGGAACAACACTAAAATCTGGACCTAATATTCCAAATGGTCCAATTTTCGGCTTTCCTGCCTTCTCCCATTCCTCCCACATATACTCTCTATTCGGATATTCCCAGGCTCCATTCTTCCATGCTTCTTCGAAGGCTTCTGGGGTCATTACTTTTGCTGGTTTCTTGGGCTTACAAATATTTTTAATCTTAAAGAAAACACTAATAAACATCAATCCTGTAACTAATAGACTAATTCCCATTAACATATTACTTAAATAAGGATGATCCATCTTAAAAGCTATCCAATATAATTCTATAGTAGCATAATTTAATCGCATTCGCTCTACTGAGTTTTCTAATCCTTTCCAAGCTTTATCGACCTGGTCAGAACTCCACCATTCAGTAACCGTATCTCTAACACATCTATAAACGCTACCAATACTATCTTCTATATAATTAACACCACTTAAGAGAGTGTCTCTTACACCTGTATACATCTGTTGAACAGCCACATCTTCCGTCGCTTCTTCAGCAAACTCAGTATCTAATTCATCAAACCGTC